CGCTATGACATCCGCAATGTTCTCGAGCAAAATACCTTCCAAACATTTAATGACAACACATCAACAGGCGACTACAACACTCCTTCTGATTCTTCTGTTTTGATCATGCAATTGTTTGACAAAGACATGACAACAATTAGTGAGTATACTCTTTACGGTGCTTATGTTGTATCTGTTGACAACGTCAATTACAGCGTTTCTGATTCTGGCTCCATCGTAACAATGCCAGTAACTATTGCTTATCAATTCTGGCGCAAAACAAACGTTCGCAGACCTTTCACTGTTACAAACACTCGTCGCCGCACTCGTTAACATTTTAGAAACTCGGAATAATTAAGAGCATGGAAAAAGTAATTGTTAACCTTGTCAAGCTTCAAAACCAACTCCGTGTTCTTCATTGGCAAACTAATAGCTATGCTCAACACAAAGCTTTTGGAAAAGCTTACGAAAGCCTTGATGGGCTCATTGACAGCTTGGTTGAGGTTCATCAAGGAAAATATGGCAAAATCATGTATTCCACACCTCTTTCAATCGATCTTGTAAATATTGATGAGATTTCAATTGACGAAGTTCTTGCGGAAGTTACCGATTATATTTCTGCAGAATTTGGTGGAATGGTAGATACAGCAAAAGATACCGATTGCTTGAACATTAGAGATTCGATTCTTCAAGAGCTCAATCAACTCAAGTATCTTTTGACCTTGAAATAATCGTTGACGCTTTAAAAATAATCTGTAAGGTAGTTGAATGAGCTTCTCAAAAGCAATAAACCTACCTGATGATAACAAGCATTCAAAAAGCTGGTTTAGGATTCCAACGATTCCTTATTCTGATGCAAAAACTGTAGATGAGTTCTTTGCTCTGCCAAAGAGCGATCGTGAATGGTTTGGTCTTTATAAAAGTCCTTCTTCGCTTCCTCTAGAATGGTTTGGAGACGGAGAAAAAGGCTGGGAAGCATTTTATAAACAAATTAAAAGCGAATATCCTGTTCAATACTTTCTTCGGAAATGGCTTCCAAGTCTTGATAATCCTTTGGTATTTGCTTTTAAGAAATTTATTGGTTGGCCTCTCCGTGAATCAAAATATGCAATCAAGCTCTTTCTGAATCCCCAATTTCCACGCTGGAGGAAGGTTGCTCCAAGGCACAAATATACTGATGCTGTTGAGCTGGTTGTTCAATCCAACTTTGCTCTGATTGTTGACTTCTACAGAGAAGAAGTCGTCGATGGTCATGTTGATTGGTCTGCAGATGATCTTCATAAAAAATTCTACACAGAGCTCGTTGCTGCTGTGCATTGGATTGAAGAAGAAAGAGCAAAAGTTGAAAAAATGACTGACGAAGCTTTGTCAAAAGCTGTCAAAAGCAAAGTTATGAAAAACGGTAGATTTGACTATGATGCAACTTATACAGACTTTGATCGCTTAGAAAAACACAAAAAACAAAAAGACGCAGAAATTTTGAAATGGTTTATTGATAACCGAGAATTCCTTTGGACATAATATGTACTTTAACATTGCGCTCATAAATTTCTTTACAAAGAAAGATAAGTGGGAAAAGCTCTTTTCTTTTCAGAAGTCGTTATCAAAAAACAAGCATCTTGAAATTGAAGCATTCTATTCAAATTATCACTTTTTTAACTTTGAGTTCGATGCTGTTCCTTACGGAAGAGATCATGCTGGTGTGAGATTGGTGATAAACCTTCTTGGTTGGGAACTCGAAGTACATTTTTATGATAATCGTCACTGGGATTATCAAAATTGGTGCTAGGAAAAGGAGAAGCAAACATGATTCTTGTTCTTTCAGACATTCATCTCGGCAGTCCAATTTGCCAAGCAGATTTAACTCTTAAAATTCTTAATAAAGAAAAATACGATGCTGTCGTAATTTGTGGTGACTTGCTCGACAGCTATAATATTCATCGCTTGTGCAAAAAGCAATGGGAAGTTCTTTCGACTCTCAGAAAAATTTCAAAAAAGAAAGAATGTGTCTTCGTCAAAGGAAACCATGATAAATCACTCGAAACAATTTCTGCACTCCTCGGCTTTGAATTTGTTGAAGAGCACACAAAGATTGTTGGAAAGAAGAGGATTTTGTTTACGCACGGAGATAAATGGGATCACTTTATTACATCCAAACCTTTGCTTACTGAAATTGCTTCCGGAATGTATTATTTGTTACAAAAATTTGATAAAAAACAAAAATTCGCTAGAGAAATTAAAAAGAAAATTAAAACTTGGCACGGAGCAGCTCATGAACTAACAGTAAGAATTGCTCAGCACTGCTATGATTTGAAATATGATGCGATTTGCTTTGGTCATACACATGTTCCAAAGCATTCTTATGTTGGAGGCATTGAATGTGTCAATCTTGGCTCTCAGTGCGATTTGCCAGTAACTTATGCAATCATTGACAAAGAAGGAAAAATCGAACTCAAAAATTTAGACAAATGAAAGTTAAAGAATTAATCGAACATCTTCAAAAAGAAAATCCGGAAATGAAAGTAGTTGTAAATGGCTATGAATGTGGCTGTGATGAAGTTTATTGCACGAAGAAAATACAAGTCACATTTAATTCAAATCATCGCGACTGGGAAGGCGAATACTTTGAGGAGTTCGAAAACCAAGGTGAAACTGTCCTTTTACTACCAAGAAAATCATGAAAGTTGAATTGTTAGATTATTTCGGAAGCGACAAGATGGCGGTTGATGTTGCTCGTGTTTCTTATGGCAAAATTAAAGAGCAGTTTGATGATAAAGATGTTCGCCTGATAAAGTTTCTTGTTGAGCACAAACATACTTCACCGTTTCGTCATGTGCAATTGCAATTCCGCATTCAGTGTCCAATTTATGTCGAAAGACAGCTCTTCAAGCACCAAGTTGGCTGGTCAGCAAATAGCATAAGTGGCCGCTATGTGGATTTTTCTGATTCTTATGAGCTTCCAAAGCAGTTGCGCTATCAATCAAAAGATTCTAAACAAGGAAGTGCTGGAGATATTCCTGAGTATGAAAATTCGATGCTTTTGATTAAAATGAGGGAGCTGATCGAAAATTCAAAAGATTTGTATGAGGAACTAGTGCAAGCAGGAGTTTCAAAAGAACAGTGCAGAATTATTCTTCCGCTTTGTTTGGAAACGACATTTGTTTGGACAGGAAGTATGCTTGCTTTTCTTCATTTGTGCGAACTTCGCTTAAAACCGGATGCTCAAAAAGAAACACGAGACGTTGTCGAGGAAATGTTACAACAAGTTAAAATCATTGAAGGAAATCCTTTTGAGCACACAATTGCTGCTTTTGGATTTTGATAAATATTCTTATGGCAACTTATAAAAACCTTACGATTACACACGAGTTTCTTGACAGAAATCCTGATGCTTATGTTATTTTTGGAGACAATTTGATTAGAAGAGGCTTCGGTGGTGCAGCAAAGCTAAGAGATCATCCACATGCTATTGGCTTTATTACAAAAAAATATCCAGACAATAAAGACGAATCGTTCTACAGACCAGAAGAATACAGTCCAGTATTTTTTGAAGAACTGGAAAAACTCAAAGCGCTCGTTAAAAGAAAACCGGACAAGACCTTCTATATTACTCAGCTTGGAGGAGGTCTCGCGAACAAATTTTGCATTTGGCAAAAACTAATTCATCATAATCTTGTAATGACCTTGGAAAAGTTTGATAACGTTGTATTTTGTTGGAAGGATAACCTCAACTAATTCTATGAAAAATGTATTTTTAGCTATTCTTGCGTGCTTTTTGATGACTTCTTGCGTAACCCCTTCTAATCCAGAATCTTGGATGGAAACAAAAAGGAATGCTTGTCTTCCGACAGCAATTGCCTTCCGAGAAGGTCTCAGAAAATATGATGTTTGGTCAGAAGTTGTCATTTACCACTGGTTTGACAAGAAAGACAAAAAGATGAAAGGGCATGCCATTGTTGCATATATGTATCCAAAAGGCAAAAACCAACTCTGGACATATGACTTTTGGGGTAGCTATAGAGTTCGTTCCTTCAAAGACGATCCAGTGGACATTGCTCAGAAAGCAACAAATGCTCGTCAAGAAGGTCGTTATGTAACATTTGCTGAGTTCGTAAAATGAGATTTTTAATCTTCTTTTTGATGACTGCTACGGCTCTTTGTCAGCAGACCAAACCGTACAAAATTTTCGGAGAGACAAATTATTCCCAATCACGAGACAAAGCGCTTGGAACGAATTTAAACGGCGAATATCGTGTGGTAATTCATGAACCAAAGCATAAAGATTATGTTGTATACATTGGTGGTAAAGTTACACTTGATTACGACCATTTTGGGAATGAATTTAAAACAAATGCTTTTACAACTCTTGGTGTAGATTTTTAAAAAAATTGTTTGATCATCTTATCGATGAAAAAAATTACTAAGCCAGCAGAAAGAGAGGAAGCAACTTATTATTCAGACTTTTCTGGGAAGTGCTTTGGGGAGTTGCATCCTCCTGTAGAAATCAAGATCGAGTTCAATTATGGCTCAAAGCATGACGGGGCTATGATTGGGCTGCATCTGACCGATGAAGAAGCGGAACTCTTTTTGGACATCATAAAAAAGAACGCATCTGACACTTATAAAGGATTTTTGCGCAAGAAATTTGAAGAATATAACGAGCAGTATCAAACAAGTTGTGACTTTCGAGACTGGGATTCTTGTGAACTAACAGGTAGATCAATTGATCTGCTCAAAGATCTTCTTGACATCAAAGAGGAGGATTAATTTTGTTGACAAACTTCGTTTTTTGAAGTAGTCTGAAGAAGAAATAAAAAACCTTAGAAAGGCAAAATAACTTATGGGAATGTTTTCATATATCAAATGTAAAAAAGAATTGCCGCTTAACGACGAGCTCAAAAAACTTAATGTTGTTTGGGATGAAGTGCAGTTCCAAACTAAAGATCTGGATAACTGTTTAGAGAATTATCTTATTACTGAAGACGGTGCTCTTATAGAAGATATAGTAGAGTATGAGTATACATACTATACAGAAGAAGAAAAGAAGCAAAAGAATCATAAACCTTGGAATATTGTAAAAGATCAGAAAATTTCCAAGCAATATACAAAACAAGTTAATTTTCACGGCACAATTAAGTTTTATGAAATGTTCGATCTTTCTGAGGAAGAAGATATTTGGGCAGATTTCGAAGCTTATTTTACGTACGGAAAGCTTGATAAGATTGAGCTAGTGAAGACAGAAAAGCACGAGTGTCGCAAAATTAGGATGGACGAATCTTGGAAAGAACAGGAAAAGAAGAAAAATAGCTTTTCTTATAAGCTCAAAAAATATTCTGGGTGGTTCTGGTTCTGGAATAAAGTTGGCAAGATTTGCTATAACATTTCAAGATTCTTTGGCGACATTAATAACTTCATTATAAGGAATAATCAATGAATTACGAACAATTTAAAAATCTGATTGAAAGCTTGAGAGAGTCCTCTGAGAGAACGCATACACTTAATGGTCTCGGAATAAATTTGATGGATTACAATGATTTAAACCACCACGTGATTGATATTCTTATGAAGAACGTTTTTGATGATGACGGTCTTGGATGGATTGACTGGTATCTTTATGAGCGAATGAGTTTTAAAGGAGACGTCCTTGCAGCCACTGACAAGCACGGTCAACCAATTTGCTATGATATTCCATCTCTTTGGGAAACAGTAAAAGAACATCTAAAAACAAAATAACAAACATATGTACGAAAAATCAAAAACTAACATCAAGTTCGCATACAATCACGAAGGATGTTCTGCTGGCTTTTATAGCTATCCGGAAACAAAGATTGACTATACAATTGACGGAGAAAGCACAATTACAGAAGCTTGTCAAGCGTTTGAAAACTTTTTGCTTGCTTGTGGCTTTCGCTTGAACAGCGGAGAATCGATTGGAGTCATTCAGAGCGAAACAGAAAGCTGCTGTGGCTATGACTGTGAAGACAGAGAACTTCTTTCTGAGGACAAACCATATTCTTGGAGCCGCTAAAATGATCAAGAAAGCAATTCAACGCTCAGAAGATTGTTTTGTTCAATTTACCAAAGAAGAACTAGAGCAATTGAATATTAAAGAAGGCGATAAATTTACCTGGGAAGTCCAGGGAGATGATAGTATTGCTCTCAAAAAGTTTGGAACAATTGATATCGATTTTGCAGAATTTGACAGAGAAATTCTTGAGTTTCTTATTGCTGAGTCTTGCGAGAAAGATGTTTCTGTCAATGAAATAATTTCAGATATTCTTGAACAAATTGTAAAACAACACGAACAAAATGTCTGAAGACTTTTTCGAAGGTTATAAGCCCTTGTTTGAACTTGGCTTATTTGATGAAGATCCGGCTATAAGGATTGTAGGAGAATTTGAAATTTGTCCGACTTCATTGGCAGCTCTTGTTACAGCTCTTTTTGAAACTGTGATGAAGACAGTTCCAGACGAGAATCAGATTGAATACGAAGAAAAGTTTAATCATGCTCTGAAGATTTTGATGCAGGAGCGCTTCCAATATGATGTTGTGATGAAATTTCCAGACGATAATGATGACGAGGACTGACAGAATTTCTTGGGAAGAATATGCTCTAAGACTTGCTGATGTCGCTTCTTTGAGAAGTCCAGATCCTTTCGTAAAAGTTGGAGCTTGTGCTCTTGATCATTCAAACAGAGTAATCGGTGTTGCTTATAATGGACTAGCTTCTAACAAAGAAGTTGATGAATGCTTTTGGAAAGATCGGGATGCTCGCCGTCCCTTCATGATACACGCAGAAATTAATTTGCTTTCTTTGTTCAAAAGAGGAGAATGCAAATTACTTGCTTGCACGCTCCTTCCGTGTTCGTCTTGTGCCTCTTCGATTGTTGCTCATGGCATTAAAAAAGTTGTTTATAAAGACACGTATTTTAGGGACGATAAGGCTATAGAAATCTTTAAATTTAATGGCATTGAATGCTCTCAAATCCCGCTATAAGCGCTTAGAAGAAATTGCTTTTTCGTTAGTTGATTGGGAAGATGACAAGCGATGCAATCATTTTTCGTTCATTCTTAACAAAAAGAAGATTATTTCAATTGGAATGAATTTGCAGAAAACTCATCCAACGCACTTAAAAAATAGAAAAGTTTCAGTAAGGACTGGAGAAGACTTTTCAGATCAAAAGCACACTTGCAGCGAATTTACGGCTATCATAAAGCTCAAAAGGCTAACAAATATTGATACAAAAAAGTGCACTCTTGTTAATATGCGATATGATAGAAACAAGAAGCTTGCTCTTGCAAAACCTTGCATGTCTTGCTTCAGTTTGCTACGTTATCATAAATTTAAAGAAGTTTTATACACAGACGATGATGGAAATTATCAAATTTTTGATAAATAGCTCCATGATTTGTTTTGCAGAATATTTTAAGAGAAGTTTAACAGAAGCAAAGTTTAGAAAAATTTCCTTCGATGTTGAAAAAACTGCTAAAAAATGCGTGGATATTTACTTTAAAAAATATCACGGCAAAACTCAAAAGCAAATTGATAAAATTACCGTACCAACTTCTGTTGTTACTGCTTGGAAAAAGTACTTTAAAACTTCCAAAATAACAAACGTTTCGATTGCAGAAAAAATTAAAGTTGTTGATCTGACAACAAATGAAGAAAAAACTATTGATTTTCTTGTAGCTTTCGGGAAATATGATGGTCCGCTTGGATATTATGATCAAGTAAATGAATTCATTGTTTTGTTTGCTTATCAAGCAGAAGACTTGTCTCCTACAGAATTGCTTGCAACGCTTGTTCACGAACTAACACACAGCTTTCAGCAATATAAATCACAATCAGAAGAATACGGTGAAGAAGTTGAAAAGATGTCAAAAGGAAAAAAGTATGATCTAAACATTTACTTTATGGAGCCTCTCGAACTAGATGCTCACTTGACAGAGCTTGCCTTCAGAATTAAAAAGGATTTTCAAAAACTTATTGGAGATATTGAAGTATCAAAGCAAGAAGCAACAAAAAACATTATGAAGAAAAGGCTTGAAAAATTTCTTCTTGAGTTAAAAGTCTTCATTAAGTCAGGAGCAGAAACTTATTTTGAGTACGAAGAGCTGCCAATTCCTGAATTCTTGTCGAGACATGACGAATTTGTTGAGACGTTAAAAGATCATCCAAGAGAATGGAAGAAGTTTAAGCAGCGCCTGGTTGATCTTTATGCTGACCTTGAAGAAGAGCAAGAAAAATCGTTGGCTCTTTAAAAATTTTGCGTACAGTTTAGGTTGTGAAAAGTTATTTGCAACCTTTAAAAATCAAACATCCAG